TGGGCATACAAAATGTTGAATTTTGGATCACGCCCCATAATCATACGAGGCGCTTTACCTTCGTCAAAATAACGCTCTAATTTGACGAAAGCAGCAATGTTTGAATCTCTATCAAGGTTGACACCATTGCGAAGTAACTCATGATAGGCGCGCAGATAACGGCTACGCAACCGGCCACACTTGGCACTCAAAAATTTGGAGGGATCGTAAACAATGGCATCCTCACGAATGACATGTGAGATGCGGTCTGCGAGGTTACGAACGATCCTACAGACGAGACGCTGATCAATCTTTGACCCAACGTACTCTGGAGTCTGTTTAAGATATCGCTTGTGCAAAGACTCGTAGACATTGTGTTCACAATTCTGCATGACCACAATTGGATCTGGTTCCAAAAGGGCAACGCAAGGCCACTCCAAATATTTCGTGCAAAAGCACCGGTCGTTTCGACTATGCTGCGCGTGGCGAACTTTAATGCTTGCACACTTCCATTCGCCAAAACCTCCGCGTTCACCCGTAGTAGTCGGGTTGCAAACCAGATTTTCGTTTGCAGCGACGCAGTGAGCAGTTTTGCAGTCACCAAAGGTGAGACGATGGCTGCAATCAAGACCACTCTTCTCCAATTTATGGCACCCGGGGCTAACCAAAAATTCTGCCGAGGATCAGAGTGTTTCATCAGCGTTTGGTCATCACGCTGATCGCAAGCCCGAGCAACAGTCAATTTCATCATATTGATACGCTCAGGTGATAGCATTTCGCTATCTTTAATCTTCGCTTCTGTCAGGAACCGAAGAGCCAATTTTTGGCAGTGGGCTAGTTTTGCCTCGCGGTTGAATTTACCGTCGATCTTGTAACTAGTGTGGAGATGCATTCTGATGTACATCAACATTTCCACCCACACTTTATCGTCAGGTATCACAGATGGATCAAAACCATTGAGAAAATGGTTGATCGGTTTACTGGAATCAAACCGCGGCCAGGTAAAAGCTCTTTTAACCCGGTCAACCCATTGAAATCGCCAGCCCATAGAATAGACTGTCGCAGGTATAGCCACAACGTTCTCCTCAACTAGTTCCACCCCTTTGTCAGTGATGAAATGTTCACACAAGAAAACGTCGCAGCTGCCACACTC